ACAATTTTAAAAGACAATCCTCCAACTGATGTATATGTATATGTTGATAGAATTCAATGTTGGAAGAATGGAGATAAACCAGATGGCTCTTCTGCACAAGCATATGCTTGGTTTGTTTGGAATAAAACATTAGATAAAAAAGAAACAAAAGTAAATTGGATTAGGAGAGCTAAATGAAAAATATAGTAACTATTGATTTTGATATTATAATGGCTCCTTGTATTGATTTATATAATCATTTGGTCCCAAGAGTTCCATGGTTTGAATTACGACATATTCCACAATTAAATTTATTAACAGCAGATATGTTTTATTATCAACGTTTAACAGAATATTTAATTTCTTTATTACCACATTTAAGATTTGATCAGATTCATTTTGTTTATGAACATCAAACAGCAACTTTTAAAATGCCTGGTGATGAAAAATTAACTATTTATAATATAGATCATCATCATGATTGTGGATATCATGATGAACAAGAGCCTATTTCAGAACAAGATTTAACATGTGCAAATTGGGTTAGAAAAATTAAAGATTTTGATTTATTAGAAAGGTATATTTGGATCAAAAATGTTAATTCTGATTTAAAACCAGAAGATTTTGATATGGAAGAAAATTTTATGGGAAGTTATAATTTAGAACAAATTCCTATTCCAGACCAATTAATTTTAGTTTTATCTCCTCAATGGGTTCCGGAAGATTTTTATCCATTATTTAAATTATGGCAATCAATTGTAACAGATTATTATAAGCAACCTGCAATTATAGAATAAGGAGAAAATAGTTATGAATATGGATATGACAGTAAATCTTAAAAATGTAAAAGAATTTATAGAATCTCAAAAATTTACTCAATTTTTATTAAGTAATACAACTGATTTTTCAACAGCAGCTTTTATTCTTCAAACACTTTTAGATAAAGTGAAAGAACTTGACGCTGAATAAAAAATATGGTATAATAATATAAATATATAAAAGATGAAAGGAATAAGTTCAATGCGAAAGTATTTCGGGATTCATAAAAAGGTGTCAAATGAGAAAATATTTTAATTGTCATAATCATACTGAATATTCTAATATTAGATTATTAGATTCGATTAATCGACCAAAAGATTTAATCAAAAAAGCAATTGAATTAGGTTTAAGCGGTATTGCTATTACAGACCACGAATGTCTTGCTGCACATCCAATAGTGAACAGATTAGCAGAAGATTATCCAGATTTTAAAATTGCGTTAGGCAATGAAATTTATTTAACAAATACAAGAGAATCTGGACAAAAATATTATCACTTTATTCTTATTGCAAAAGATGAAATTGGTTATCGCGCAATAAAAGAATTAAGTTCGATAGCTTGGTATAACTCTTATTCTGATAGAGGTATGGAAAGAGTTCCATTATTAAAATCAGAATTAAAAGAAGTTATGTCCAAGTATAAGGGTCATGTTATAGCGACTACCGCTTGTTTAGGTGGAGAACTTTCTACAAATGCTCTAGGTATGAGCATGTCAGAGGAAGTTAATGATATGACTTCAGCAAAAATATTTTATGACAATATTCTTAAATTTATGGAATATTGTTTAGATGTTTTTGGTGAAGATTTTTATATTGAGTGCGCACCATCGACAGATAAAGACCAAATTCAAGTTAATAAAAAACTTTATCGAATTGCGCAAGTATATAATGTAAAAATGGTAGTTGGTACAGATGCGCATTATCTCACAGCCGCAGATAGACCAGTTCATAAAGCATACCTTAATTCAAAAAATGGAGATAGAGAAGTAGATAGTTTCTATGAATTTTCTCGTCTCATGGATAGTGATGAAATAAATAAATTATTATCTCTTTGTTTTTCAGAAGAAACAATAGATTGGATTTTAGATAATACATTAGAAATTGAAAATAAAATTCAAAAATATTCTTTATTTCATAAACAAAATATTCCAACAGTAGAAGTTAAGAATTATCCTCCTTTAGAAGTAGAATCTGATTTTACTGGCAGATATAAGCCTGAATGGAATTTTCCTCATTTAGATGAAATGTTAAGTTCAGATGATATTCAGAATAGATATTGGGTAAATCAATGTCTTGAAAAATTATCTAAATTAAATAAATATAACACACAATATTTATCTCAATTAGAAGAAGAAGCAAGAGTAAAATCTATTATTTCTGAAAAGTTAGAAACTAATATGTTTAGATATCCAAACACTCTTCAGCATTATATTGATATGATTTGGGAGTGCGGATCAATGGTAGGTGCAGGACGTGGTTCATCTTGTGCAGCACTTAATCATTATTTAATGGGTATTACACAATTAGACCCGATTGAATGGAATCTTCCATTCTTCAGATATTTAAATGAAGAACGTATTGAACTTGGTGATATTGATATAGATATTTGTCCATCAAAAAGACCTCTTATTCTTCAAAAGATTAAAGAAGAAAGAAGTCAAATGTTTGATAAGAATATTGATGAATGGGCAAAGAGTAATCTTGGATGTACATTAATTGCGACTTTTGGAACTGAAAAAACAAAGTCCGCAATTCAAACAGCATGTCGAGGTTATAGAAGTGAAGATTATCCAGATGGTATTGATGTTGATGAAGCATTATATATGTCATCATTGATTCCAGAAGAAAGAGGATTTTTATGGTCTATTAAAGAAGTTGTTTATGGTGATGAAGAAAAAGGAAGAAAACCAGTAACATCATTTTTAAGAGAAGTAAATAATTATCCTGGACTTTTGGATATTATCATGGCGATTGAAGGTCTTGTCAACCATAGAGGAAGTCATGCATCTGGTGTAATTTTATTTGAAGGAGATCCATTTGAGCATTGTGCTTTTATGAAAACTCCAAAAGGTGAAATAACTACACAGTTTGACTTACATGATTGCGAATATATGGGATTAACAAAATATGACTTTCTGGTAACAGAAGTTCAAGATAAGTTAGTTCAAGCGATTAAATTAATGCAAGAAGATGAAGTTATTGAATCTGAATTAAGTTTAAGAGAAGTTTATGATAAATATTTTCATCCAAATGTTTTGCCATTAAATGATAATAGAATTTGGAAAGCATTAAGTGATGTATCAGTTATTAATACATTCCAGTTTGACTCATTAGAAGGATCAAAGACAGCAAAGAAAATTCAACCAAAAAATATTTTGGAAATGACTGCGGCCAATGGCCTAATGCGATTAATGGGTGAAGAAGGTGAAGAACGTCCAATTGATAAATATATTCGTCAGAAAAATAATATTCAATTATGGTATGATGAAATGACAAAATATGGTTTATCAGAAGAAGAACAGAGTTGGCTTGAACCATATTTTAAAGCAGACTATGGAGTTCCACCTGACCAAGAAAGTTTAATGTTAATGTTAATGGATAAAAATCTTTGCGGATTTACCTTAGGTGAAGCGAATGCTGCAAGAAAAATTGTAGGTAAAAAGCAAATGTCAAAGATTCCAGAACTTCGAGAAAAAGTATTAACTAATGCAACTTCAAAAGCATTAGGTAGATATATCTGGAAGTATGGCGCTGGTCCGCAGATGGGTTATTCATTCTCTCGAATTCATGCATTAGCTTATTCATTTATTGGTGTTCAAACATTATTTATTGCAACTAATTGGAATCCTATCTATTGGAATACAGCTTGTTTAATTGTAAACAGTGGTTCATTAGAAGATAATAGCGAAGAAGAATTAGTTGATATTTATGAACCAGAAGCTTCTGATTTAGCTGATGGAATTACATTTGTAGATTTACCAGATAAAAGCGCCAAGATTCGCAAAACCGCCTCTACTGATTATGGTAAGATGGCTAAGGCAATGGGCGATATTATGAGTGCTGGTATTAAATTAAGTTTAGTAGATATTAATAAATCTGACTTTGGATTTAAACCAGATGTAGAAAATAATCAAATTCTTTTTGGAATGAAAGGTTTATTGAATGTAAGTGATGATACTGTTAGAGCTATTATAGCAAATAGACCTTATGAATCTCCTAGAGATTTCTTAAATAAAGTAAAACCAAATAAACAAGCAATGATTTCACTTATTAAAGGCGGAGCATTTGATTCTATGATGGATAGAAAAAGATGTATGGTTTGGTACATTTGGGAAACTTGTGACAAAAAGAAAAGAATAACACTACAAAATATGGGAGGATTAATTAAACATAATTTACTTCCAAAAGATACAGAAGAAAGAATTTTTGCATTTAAGATTTATGAATTTAATCGTTATTTAAAAGCAATGTGCGCGAAAGACGCAACTCATTATACGTTAGATGAACGCGCAATTGATTTCTTAATTTCTTCTGGATATGAAGCATTAATTGAAGAAGATTTTAAATTAAATCTTAAAAACTGGGAAAAGAAATATCAAGCTTGGATGGATGTTTTTAGAGATTGGATCGCTAAAGATAAAGAGAAGATTTTAAATGATTTAAATAATTCTATCTTTAAAGAAGATTGGGATAAATATGCTAGTGGAACTATCTCTGCATGGGAAATGGAAGTATTATGCTTCTATTATCATGAACATGAATTAGCTCACGTAGATAAAGAAAGATATGGTTTTGTTGATTTCTTTGAATTACCAACTGAACCAGTTGTTGAAAAAACATATCCTCGTGGTGGTAAAACAATTAATATTTTTAAATTAGATAAAATTTGCGGAACTTGTATCGCAAAGAATAAAACAAAGAGTACAGTTACATTATTAACTACAACAGGTGTAGTTAATGTTAAATTTAGAAAAGAATATTTCACATTATTTGATAAACAGATTTCAGAAAAAGGTGCAGATGGTGTGAAACATGTAGTTGAGAAATCTTGGTTTAATAGAGGAAATATGATTGTTGTTCAAGGAATAAGACAGGGCGATGATTTTATTACGAAAAAATATGCAACCTCTAATGGACATCAGCTTTATAAAATTGACTCAATTACAGCTAACAACGAATTAGTTCTAAAAACAGAAAGGTACATGGGAGAATAATGTACAATATTATTGCTATTATGGGTAAAGCAGGTAGTGGTAAGGATACTATTTTAAAATAGGTCCTTGCCGCAAGACCTCTTGAATTAAATGAAATTATTCAATCAACAACACGACCAATGCGAGAGGGAGAGACAGAGGGCGTTAATTATTATTTTTTAACAGAAGAACAATTTGCTTATAAAGTATTAAGTTATGAAATGCTTGAAGCAAGTCTTCATAATTGGTATTATGGTACAACCTATGAGGCATTGAGAAGTGATGTTACTAATGTTGGGGTTTTTAATCCTGAAGCATTGAATTATATTTATAATAATAAAAATATAAATTTAAGAGTATTTTATATTCATACAGATGATAAAATAAGATTATTAAGACAATTAAATAGAGAACAAAATCCAGATGTAAATGAAATTGTTCGCCGATATGGAACAGATGCAAGAGATTTTAATCCGGGTGATTTTGATTTTAAATATACTTTATTAATAAATAATGAAGAAGAAGACTTACAAAAATGTGTAGATCGTATTATAGAAGCTATTGGGCAATTTTAATTAATTTTGTAGCCGCAACACACAAATAAATATACGACTACAAAATATAGAAGGAGGTTATAATCTTGATCAATATAAGAAAACGAAATGGAGAATTAGTTCCTTTTAATAAACAAAAAATTGTCGATGCTATCAACGGCGCACTTGTTGAAGTTGATGGTCTTCTTTATGAAGAAGATACTGCTAATAGTATTGCAGAAGATGTATATCGTGAAGCAATTAAAAGAGAATTAACAGTAGAAGACATTCAAGATTTAGTAGAACATTATTTAATGACTTCGGAGCGTAAAGATGTTGCGAAGGCATATATTAGATTTAGATATAAAAAAGAAGTTGCTAGAAATTATAGCAATGATTTTATTGAAGCAATTAAAGAAAAACTTCGTGCAGAAGATGTTCAAAATCAAAATGCAAATGTTGATGAACATTCATTTGGTGGTAGAACAGGAGAAGCATCTGGGGTTGTTACTAAAAGACTTGCTTTAGATTTTTTAATCTCTCCAAAAGCAAGAGCAAATCATGAGAATAATATGATTTATATTCATGATTTAGACAGTTATTTTGTAGGTTCTCATAATTGTTTATCTGTTCCTTTTGACCATTTATTAGCAAATGGTTTTAATACAAGACAAACTGATGTGCGGCCAGCAGGTTCTGTAAATACAGCATTCCAGTTAGTTGCTGTAATTTTCCAATTACAATCATTACAGCAATTTGGTGGTGTATCTGCAACTCATTTAGACTGGACAATGGTTCCTTATGTTAGAAAGAGCTTTGCAAAACATTATAAAGATGGATTAAAATATCTTGCTGATTGGGAAGGTATTGATTATTCCATTGAAAATATGTTAAAAAACGCAGTAGATTATTCTATTGATGAATTAGATTATAGTGCTTATTGTGATAAAGCATATGAATATGCTATTGATCAAACAAGAAAAGAAGTTCATCAAGCAGTAGAGGGTTTATATCATAATTTAAATACATTACAATCTCGTTCTGGTAATCAATTACCATTTACAAGTATTAATTATGGAACTTGTACTCTTTCAGAAGGAAGAATGGTAATTGAAGAATTATTAAAGGTATCTATTGAAGGCTTAGGTGCTTTACATAAAACATCTATTTTCCCTTGTGGAATTTTCCAATTAGGAAAAGGTATTAATAGAGAACCTGGTGATCCTAACTATGATTTATATCAGTTAGCATTAGAATCTACTTCAAAAAGATTATATCCTAATTATGCTAATATTGATTGGTCTGGTAATGCAGGATATGACCCTAATGATCCTAAGACTTATTTCTCAACGATGGGTAAGTGAAAATGCAGCTCATCTAAAATCTTTTGAACCTCGCCCGAGGGTGTTTCTTAAAGAGGCTAACGGTTAGGTCTTATTAAAAATAGTTCATTTAATAAGATGAGACCGTGCTAAGATTCATCATAATATTCATCATAAGGTGGTGAATATAATGGAAATATATAAAATTACAAATAAAATAAATGGTAAAGTTTATATAGGCCAAACAATTCGTCCTGTTTAGTATCGTTTTCATAGACACATAAATGATGCAATGCGAAATATTATTGATACACATTTCGCAAGAGCAATTAGAAAATATGGTCCAGATCAATGGCTTCTTGAAGTTATTGATAACGCGGAAACACAGGAAGAATTAAATCAAAAAGAACAATATTGGATTCAATATTATAATTCTGTTGAAGAAGGATATAATGAAACCGACGCAATCAATAAATGTGGCGGAAATACATATCGTTCTAAAACAGAAGAAGAAATGGAAGTTATTAAAGAAAAAATTCGTCAAACAAAAATAGGTAATAAAAATCCTATGGCTAAAAAAATTAAACGAATTAATATTCAAACTAGTGAAATTGACATCTTTGAAACGATTATTAATTGTGCTAAGGCTTGTGGAATTAATAATGGAAAAACTTCTATTACAACAAGATTAAATGGACAAATTAAAAGTCCATTTAAAGGAAAATGGCTATTTGAATATTATGATGAATAAAGTGTATCGACTATCCCTGATGAATGTAAGGGAGTAGGATGTGAGATAGGCGCACATTCGAAGCGGAAGACAACCTCACTTTTGTGAGATGAAGATATAGTCAGCGCCAATGGTGACATTGGATAAACGTGTGTAGAACCGCAAATGGCTGGGATATTAATGGACTCGGCCAACAGAAAGATGGAAGAGGAAATATTTGTCCTGTTACAATTATTTTACCAACACTAGCAATGGAAGCTGTAGAACTAGCAGATAATTTTAGCGAAGATAGTTGGAGCACTGAATTAGAATTAAATATTTTCTTTGATATGCTTGAAGCAAAGATTGATGAAGCAAAGGATATGTTAATCGAAAGATTTGAATGGATTGCTTCACAGTCACCTAAAGCTGCAAAGTTTATGTATGAAAATGGTTTAATGGCAGGATATGTTCCAGAAGAAGGAATTAGAAGTGCCCTTAAACATGGTACACTAGCAATCGGTCAATTAGGTCTTGCGGAAACACTTCAAATCTTAATCGGCACAGACCATACAACTGAAAAAGGTATGGCGTTAGCAAAAAGAATTGAACAAATGTTCAAAGATAAATGTGCGAAATTCAAGGAAGAATATAAATTAAACTTTGGAGTTTATTTCACTCCTGCGGAAAATCTTTGCTATACAGCTATGAAAAAGTTCAAAGCTAAATATGGTGAATTAAAAAATATTTCTGATAGAGATTACTTTACAAATAGTATGCATGTGCCGGTTTGGCATCAGATGAGTCCATTTGAAAAAATTGATATTGAAAGTGAATTGACAGGATATTCTTCTGCTGGATGCATTACTTATGTAGAACTTGATAGTAGCGTTCAAACAAATTTAAAGGCACTAGAACAAATTGTAAATTATGCTATGGATAAGGATATTCCTTATTTAGCAATTAATATCCCTAATGATACTTGTCTTGATTGCGGATATACAGGAGAATTTAATGATTATTGTCCTATGTGTGCAAGCAAAAATATTCAGCAATTACGCAGAGTTACTGGTTATTTAACTGGTGATTATAAAACTGCTTTTAATAATGGCAAACAAGCAGAGGTAGAAGATAGAGTAAAACATGTGGGGGTATTAGAATAATGATGAAATATTATAAAACTCGTCCTTGTATTATTTAGGCTATGGAATGGACAGGAAATAATATTGGGGAAATTAAACGATATGGTGGCGATCAAATCGATATTTCTTCTGGAATTCCAATTATTCATACTTTAGAAGGAGATATGACTGCTAGCATTGGAGATTTTATTATTCTTGGTTTACGAGGAGAATTTTATCCTTGTAAACCAGATGTATTCCATAAAAAATATGAGGAGTGTATATAATTTATGTATTATTTAATTCAATTTACTTGGGGTTTACCTTTAAATATTATTGGGTTTATTGTTTATATAATATTATCTAAAATTTGTAAATTTTGGAGTTATAAATATAGAAAAGCTTTTTATGTAGTAGTTCCTTGGAATTTTGGTGGAGTTAGTTTAGGAATGTTTATTATCCATGGAGAAAAGAATTATGATTTAAGAGTTCACGAATATGGACATTCAATACAAAATTTAATGTGGGGATGGTTAATGCCAGTTGTTATTGCTATACCTTCAGCTATTAGATATTGGTATAGAAAGTTTTTAATTAAAATAGGAAAAACTTTAAAAACTTCATATTATGACATATGGTTTGAAAAACAAGCAACTGAATTAGGAACTAGAGCAAGCAAAAATGAATGGAGTTGGATATAATGCGTTACGCAGGAATTATTAAAAATGATTTAGCGGCAGCTCCTGGAGTATGTTTAACTTTCTTTACTTAGGGTTGTTCAAGACATTGTCCAGATTGCCATAATCCGCAAACTTGGGATTTTTGTGGGGGAAAAGAATTTACACAGGATGTATTAGATACTATTATTGATAATCTTTATGCTAATGGAATTAAAAGAACATTTTGTGTTATGGGAGGAGAACCGCTAGATCCAGAAAATATATTTTTAACTGATTTAGTTATATCAAATGTAAAGGAAGCTCTTCCCGATGTAGAAATATATCTTTGGACTGGATATAAATATGAAACATTACAACATCGTTCTGAAGCAAGATTAAAATCTATTTTAGATAAAGTAAATGTTTTAATAGATGGTGAATATATAAAAGAATTACGAGATATAACTCAACCAATGATTGGTTCTACTAATCAAAGAATTTTGACTTTAAATAGATAATATGTTATAATAAAAATAAAAAAGAAGGTTAAAAATGAATACTGAATTTAATAATTTAAAAGTTAAGTATACTTTTAATCATCATCATGATTTATATAAACATTTGAATGAATTTCAATTGGGAGAATTATTGTATGATGTAGAATTAGACTAGATGTTTATGGTTGGAGAAAATGGTTTAATGCAAATTCCAGAAAACTTTTTAGAATACATGGATGAAACTATTGGTTCTTTGAAGAAAGTTGAAGGCGGTGTTACAATGAGCATGTATGAAATGAATCAACAAATCATTTCTCAATTACCAACTCATAATGAAGAACAAATTAAAGAAGATATTAAAATTATTAATGAGTTCCAAAAGAAACACGAAACAAAATATTTTATGCTTCTTTGTAAAGAAATTTCTTATTTTACAGGATTTATTAAAGAATTTACTTCTTTAGAATCATTGGGTGAGGTAGTTATTGATTGCGTAAAAGCTGTTGGAGAAATTAAAGATATTGATTCTAGCGATCCAATTTATTTAGATATTTGGGTAACTACAAAAAGTAGAGAAACTCATTGTATGCATTTATTTGATTTCCAATATGGAGTAGTAGAATTTGGAGGTTAATATATGAGAGACGGAATAATCTGTCATTTTAATCTTTTTCATTATCGCCAAGAAATTTTAGAAGTTAAAGATGATAAAATTACTAGTATTGGTAAAGTAGAAACTATTAAAGTTGGTGAATTAATTAGTAAATATTGTTTAGAAAATAACATTAATTATATTCATCTTTATGGCGAAAATTCTTTTTTAAAAAGAATAATTAAAGATATTGACAAATATACTAAAAATTTATATAGTGAAAATAAAATTGAAATCGAGGTAAATTAATAATGGCAAAATATTTAATTACAACAACAGAAACATATAGAGTTGATACAGAAGAAGAAGCTGCTCGTTTAATCGAAGAAGCTAAAAACGATAATTCATATACTCTTGCTAAATATAGCAGCGTCCATAAGGAAAGAAAACAAAAGGGTCAGATTATTGATGAATATGAAAAGGTTTCTTTAACAAAAGTTTTCAATGATGAAAAAGAACCTTATTCAAATGTAGAAATTAAATATGGAGTAGAATTTTAATGGCAAAGTTTGAAAAAGTAAGTAAATATTCCAATAGTGAAATAAATATGCCGGTGCGAAAAACAGCACGTTCCGCAGGTTATGATTTTGAAGTAGCAGAAGATATTATAATTGAGCCTTATTCTCATTTAAAATTAATTATGGAAAATGCTACTCCATATCAACCTTATCCATTATCTGAAATTGCAAAAATGACAAAAGCAAAAAATACTAAACCAACTCTTGTTCCTACTGGAATGAAATGTCAGTTAGCTGATGATGAATATTTAGAATTAAGTATTCGTAGCTCTGGACCATTAAAGCATTGGTTAATGTTAGCAAATAGTGTTGGTATTATTGATGCTGATTATTACAATAATCCAGATAACGAAGGCCATATTTATTTCCAAGTTATTAATTTATCTCCTACCCCTATTCAGTTAAAGAAAGGCGATATCATTGGTCAGGGTATTATTCATAAGTATATTACCACTGAAGATGATTGTGCAAATGGGGAGCGCAAAGGAGGCTTTGGGTCTACAAGTGAGTAATATATTAGCACTCGACTAGAGCAGTAGAACAAGCGGTTATGCTATATTCAAAAATGAAGAATTATTTGATTATGGACATTTTACATTTGAAGATATAAACATGGGTGTAAGATTACATAAAATTAAAAATAAAATAAAATCTTTGATTGATGAATATGATATAGATGAAGTAATTTTTGAAGATATATATATGGATGGGCAACGCGTTAATAATGTACAAACTTTTAAAGTTTTAGCAGAGGTGTTCGGGGTAGTCTATGAACTGGTAACCGATTTGGGCTTGCCGAATACAGCAGTTTTAGCTGGAACCTGGAAGTCAACACTTAATATAAAAGGGACTGCTAGAGCCGAACAAAAACGCAATGCCCAGACATATGTATTAAATACATATAATAAAAAAGCCACACAAGATGAATGTGATGCAATTTGTATAGGAGCTCATTTAATAAAACAAAAGAACTCTTCATTTAATTGGACAGATTAAAGAAATTTTCCATTCCCGTTCTTTAATATTTATAGATAATTTAAAAAGGGAGTGGACATTATGGATTTTTTTACTGCCCACATGTGGGAAATCTTTTTTGGTTTAGTGGCTGCCGGCGCACTCGCTTTTTGTAAATATTTACATAGCTAGCTAAAAAATTATCAAAAACTTCTAGAAGAAAAAGATAATGCTGAATTACGCAAGATTATTTTAGATGAATTAGAGCCAATAGTGGAAGAAATGCACAGACTTGAAAAGCGTTTAAAAGCTTGCGAAGACAAAGAACATTAGGATATAGATTTAATTTTATAGTCCTATAAATTTAGATTAATTCAATTATGTAAAACATATTTACGTCAACGGTATATGACTTAGGCGCAATATGACCAATTAACTGAATTCTTTAAATTATATGCAGGTTTAGGTGGAAATGGTCAAGCGGCAGAATACTATGAAAAGGCTGTTGCTCTTCCAGTTGAGGAACATCCAGAAAATTAAAAATAAGGGTAATAGATTTTTATATCTATTACCCTTATTTTACTTTATATACCATATTAAAAAATAATTTGTTCGTGATATCAATTATTTCTTGTCCATATATAGCTATCAAGTCTGCTATCACCTCTTCTTCTTCATAGCTTAATTGAACATTATAACTAAACATTGCGGCATGGACTATTTCATGACATAATACTCTCTTAAACTTATAGTCTGATAAATCTGCCGCAATGAAAATAGTTTTTAATTTGTCGTCACAACATCCTAGTGTATAAAAACCTTCTCTGGTCCGCAAACTAGGATGAAAAGGAGAGACTAGTTCGACAAACCAAGTCTCTCCATTAATCTTAAACAATTTTCTATGCCAAAGTTGAAATTTTTTGTTGAAGTAATTGTTTTTCTTCTGGAGAGGCTCCTTCAATCATTTCAGTTATATCATAGCTTAATTCTGCCATATAATTTTCTAAATCGCGCATTTTGACTGTTTTATCACTGTGCATCTTCTTGTGCTCCATATACATTCTACGACTCATATCGCTACGACTACCATTTTCAGAATACTGACTATGATTATTATTATTTCCAGAAGAAGACTAAACGGTTTCATTGTAGTAACTTTTTTGGCCTCCATTGCCGTTTTCAGAATATTGTCTAGTTCCTTCGTATTGTCTGTTATAGCCTAAGTATGGTTCTCTTTCGTGGTAGTACATATCTCCACGTCTTTCTTGATAGTAGGCGATGGGTTCTTCTTCTTTTTTCTTCATAGCCTCTGTGATAGTACAGTAATAAATTGCTTCTTCGAGATCTTTAATCATATCAACTACTTCACCAAGTTCTTTGGCATCTACATTATTAAGATGGCCAAGCTGACCTTCAACTTGGGTCATCAACATTTCTTTTGTATGTTTTAATCTTTCAATTGACATTTCCGCACCTCCTTTAAGCCACTCTTTCAACAATTAAGTTAGCATTTTGAACATCTACTGCTTGAGTGCTTATATTTTTAACACTAACTGTCATGCAGCAATTACGAGGTACGTCTAAAAATACCGCACTAAATACATTAAAGAATTCTTCTACTGCGGCAGGAGTCACAATCATAGTTGTGGAAGGAACTGCTTCCCCTTCAATGGCAATTGCTAATGAAATAGCTTCAACAGTTCCTCCTGTTGGAATTGCGATATTACCACCAAAGCTGACTCTATAACGAGCACGACATTGAGTAGTATTTCCTTTAAGGGTTACTAACCCACTGCCGGTTCTGTGAATCATTGAGCAATTTCCACAAACAACTGTGTCTGTAAATAATACATTCTAATTACTTTCCACTGTTTGTAGAGCATTTGCGATAATTTCCATAAACTCCCCTCCTTTTAGCATCCGCCACAATTGTTGTAATTATAATTTGCGAAAGGATTTGGTACAGTGTAAGCTGGAACAGGATATTTAGGTCCTAATTCATTTACAAGGTACGCATTTTGTGCTTGCTGAGAAGCAGCGAATTTTAATGTTTGATTTTCAGCAGTTAATGCAGCAATCTTATCTTGAGTTAAGAAATCTAAAATTCCCTTAGTAGCATCTGTTACTGCCTGACGAGTCTGACATTCCTGAGTAGCTAAGTTATATCCAAGATCTGCAAATCCTCTTTCAATCGCGCGCTGAGTTTCACAGCAGCAAGCTGCATTGTCAGCGGCCATTCCAGCAAGCTGACCCATAAGAGCATTAGTGCTAGCGTTCATACCTGCTGTTATTCCAGCGAATCCTTGACATAAGGAATTCTGAACACCAGAGAATCCATTTAACATACTTGTATTCATAGCATAGAATCCATCACAAAGACCTTGCTGAATACCTCTAATACCATTTGATAATCCATTCATATCGAAGCCGTAGGAAACTTCTTCTCTAACAGTTCCATTTCCTCCGTTGCCATATCCATTACCCCATCCACCTGCGAATAAGAATAATAAGATAATCCACCATGCGCCATCTCCGCCCCAGCCATTGTTGTTATTGCCAGTAGCAGCAGCGATATCAGCTAAAGAATAGCATCCTCCATTGTTAAACATAATTTTTACCTCCCTTTAAATTAAATTTTTTATTTTAAACCAAGAAAGTTTTTAAATTGAGAGAATTCTAAATCAAAATTTCTACCATTTTGCGCATACATATTGCGCACAATTCTCTCTATATCGGCGCCTTTTCCTTCCTTGGCTAAAAGCAATAAGTTGTCACCCATAGGCGTTCCGCCCATTCGTTGTTCTAAAATTCCCATCAATAATTGTTGTGGGTTCTATCCATTTTGGATTGCTTGTATTAACATTCTAGGATCTACATTATACATTACTATTTACCTCCCTAATTAGAAATTATAAACCGGCGTTTGCGCAACTGGCATCTATATTTCTTCTCTTGGCTATGGTTGCGCGTTTAGTATACTTCTAATCTCTTCTAATGCAGAATTGAACTCCTATCGTGTTACATATCCAGGATCGGCCATTGAAATCTCTTTGTATTCATATACATTCAAAGAAGAAGTTCCATCCATATTAATTTGTTTAGTATATATTCTTCTATTAGCTATATCCGGGAAGAAGAATATACTACCATCAAAATCAATGGATGCGGCGCGAGCTTCTTCTAAGGAAGAAACGGGACGACCCTTTAAATTCGGCGTTACAACTGCGGGAGCTCTAAGCTAAGCCGCAGCCTAAGGATTAAAGTACCCATTATAACTGTTTTGATACATTTAAATAACCATCCTTTCTGAAAAATTTTTTTTCCTTTCTTTCATAGTTATATGAAAATTAATAGTGATAAATAAATCTTTCACACTCACAATTTTTTTGGGTAATTTTCCACATTCTCAAATCTTAAAAAATTTTTCAAATTCACAATTTTTTATTAAAATTTTTCATTCTCAAAATTAAATAATTTTTCCACAAAATTGATTTTTATAAAAATTTTTGATATAATAAAATAAAAAGGAGGTTTTTATTATGTTAACTGCCGCGATATATAGCAGCGATGTTGAAAGCGTAAAAACTATTAAGGAGACAATCCAGAATTTAATTATTGAAAATAATTTATTTGCAAAAATTTCTATTTTTGAAAATAAAGAAGAACTTTTAACTACTCCAAATAGTTTTGATGTGTATTTAATGGATATTGACGAAGAAGATGACATATTAGATTTAACAAATGAAATGCTTCAAATTGATAGCGGAGCATCAACTATTTTATTTAGCCATAATATTGAAAAAGGATATATAGCTTCTGAAAAAGGTGTAGATTATTTTCTTTTAAAACCAATTAAACCTGAAGCATTAACAGTTATTTTAAAAAAGATTAAAAATAGAATTAAGATAGAAAGTATTGTTATTAAAACTAATCAAGGCGAAAGAAGAATTAAAACAAATAATTTAAATTATATAAACATTGAAAGCAGATGTTTATGTTATCATTTAAAGGATGGCTCTTTATTAGATGGAACAACTTTAAGAACTAATTTTAAAGATGCAGTTCAACCTTTATTAATTAAAGAAATGTTATATATGGTTGGTAATAGTATATTAGTAAATTTAGAAGAAATAAAAATTCTTCATAAAGATCATATTGTATTTTTTAATGATGAAGTTTTATATTATCCAAAAACGCATTGGGAAAATTTAAATATCGCTTGGAAAGAATATTTGGAAGTAGAATAAAAAAAATAGGGTTATGTAATTTCTTACATAACCCTATTTTTTATTTGTTAGAATTAACTTCTGCTTCAATTGATTGCATTAAGAATGTTTCAAAATCTCCAACAGCTTCAGTTAAATAATCTACCATATCTACGCTAATAATTTCCATTACAGCAGTATAAGTTTTTTCAAAAGCAACTTTTTGTGCTTCTGCATCAAATTTATTTTCTTTCTTTAAACTTTCAACATAAGTCTAATTAGTAGCAATTACACACTTTGTAATTGTTTCTGTTAGCATAGATAAATATTTATTTAAAATTTCATTATCATTTTTAATTTTTATTTCTTCTGATTTAGCATTAATCCATTTTACAGCATAAATAGTTAACGCTCCTAATAATGGAATAATTACTAATTCAAAAATTTGAGTTAATAATTCAACGTTCATATTATTCCTCCATTATCTAATTCTAATCCAAATACGATTATTTACTTTTATTTGACTTTGTCCCCAAGTTTCATAATCTGGAATTTCAGAAACTGTACCAATAATACGATGAGGGTATTTACAAATTTCTTCTTCTGTCATTTTAGAAACTGTACCATTAGGACCTGCACAAACTGCATCACCTGCTTGATAGCTATTTCTATCTTCATAAGGATATGCAAGTACACGACCTGTTGCCGCAATTGGTGTTTGACACTCATCAGTTTCACCAATAGCAAATCCAAAAGTATCAGAAACTATTTCTGCTCCTGGCTGAAGTCTTTCAGTTGAAAGAACTAAATCCCCTTTACCAGTTTCAACAACTACTCTACCTGGCTCTATTTTTTCTTCTGTTTTTCTAAATTCAGCATAGTCATTCCATGCTGCTCCATAAAGAACTCCAGTAGAACCTTGGAAATATACTCCTGCAGTATTTGAAGAACCTGAAGTATTATAAGCACGATAAAGTGCTGAATTACCAGCTGATGTAAGAGAAGAACCTACAACATAGTATTTAGTAGCTGCAGTAGTATTATTTACATAAACATTAGTAGCATTAGTAGCATTGGTAATAGATAAATTACTTAATTTAGTATCAATTTCTGTTTTAGTATATGCTCCAATAGCAGTAGGAGTAACATCTATTGTTTTAGCTGTAGAACCATTGAATGTAAATAAATTAGTTCCTTCAGTTGTACCGCTATTTAATTTAATAATTAAATTAGTATTAACTTTTTCTGCACTTGTTGCAGAACCTCCAACAGAAGATGAACCTGCATATGTTGTAGTATTAGGTAATTTAGCATTTAATTGAGTTTGAATATTAGAAGTAACTCCATCAATATAATTTAATTCAGTAGTTGTTGCAGTAACTCCATCTAATTTATTTAATTCTGCTGCAGTGGCAGTAATTCCTAAATTAGTTAATACTCCTGTTGCAGTAGTAGCACCAGTACCACCATTAGCAATTGGTAAAGTTCCTGTTACACCTGGAGATACATTAACAGAGCCATTAAAACTAGCTGCTGTTGTACTTGCTAAATTAACATGAATAGTTCTTGCTGTTTCTAAAATAGTTGCTTTAGCAGCAACTCCACTAATACCAACATCTAATGTATCATTACAAGCATAGAGTCTTCCTGCTGATAAATATACTGGTTTCGTAGCAGAACCAAGTGCAGCAGCACTACCAGTAACAACTCTATCACCTTTCCAGAATAAATTACCAGAACCTCCACCAATAGATAGACCATTTCTATAATTTTTTACTCCATAAGTAGTAGTATTTTTTTCCATGGATATAATAATAAATGTTCCATCATTCTAATCATGCGCAAAACCAGTATAAGGACTATTACTACTCATTGTTGCCCATTGTATATATGGTTGATTTTTTTGCGATGTCTAAGTATTAGATAATAAAAGATTGCCCTATAATGCTGCACCGCTTGAAGCGATTATCTATTTACTAAAAGTATTTGTACCACTAAAAGTCTAATTTACTTCTAAAGCAGCCATAGTATTAGCAACTGCTGTAATTACTCCGGCTTTTAAATAAGTAGGTTTTAAATCTCCACCTACTGTAGCAGTAGAAGCTGCTAAAGTTCCTAATGTCATGTACATTGGCTATGTTGCAGAACCTACTGATGCATCTGAAGCAGTAACAGTTCCATTATTTACATAAACTGGATTAGTTTTTCCACCTATCGTTCTTTGTGCAGAAGGCGTAATAACTGCACCATCTATATTAGTTTGCGCAACAGTCCAATTACTATTATTTGCAGTAGTACCATCTTTAATAGCAATAATTAAATCACCAATTTCACAAACTTGTCCTGCATAAGTTCCAGCAGTAATAACTCTATAAGTATCACCGGCACTATAAGTTGAAGGAAGAGTTGTTATAGTACCACCTGTTCCAATAGTACCTTTAAATACCATAGCATCATTTGCTGCAAAACTTGCTGAAATCGCAGTAGCTACAGCTTTAGAAGTTGGAACAGTAGTATTATTTGTACTGCCTAAAGGAGACGTTGTTGTAAAACTATAAGTAGCAAGTTGATTTAATTGAGTAGCAGTTGCTGTTAAACCAAAATTCTTTAAAGCATTAGCTGCTGTAGTTGCTCCAGTACCACCTTGCGCAATTGGTAAAGTACCAAAAACAGCCTAACCATTTGCTGAAGTAGCATAAAAAGCACCATTAGCAGTTGGAGTAGAACTAAAAGAATTACTATCTGCAACACTACTAAAACAAATAATAGCATTTTGAGTAATAGTAAAAGCTTTACCAGTTCCGCCAAGACTTAATGGTAAAACAGTATTAATTGTTGTTGCTGGACCATTAAATTTAGTCGCTGTTACTTCTCCTGGAAAAGTGGCATCTCCTTTATAGTCATAACTATATAAATGACCTGTTTTCGCCATTGTAGAAGGATAATTCCAGTAAGTTTCACCAATACCAATAATATCTAATAAAGTTAAATTACTATTATAAGAAGAACTAACTCCTGTAATACCAAAAGTTAAACGAATAACACCAATATTTGATGTTTGATTTGTACTACCTCCAAAAGGTATACCTCCGATAGGAATTGAGTTCCATCCAGACCATCCATTGATAGGATATGTTCCCACTGCTGTAAAAGTAGTTGGCGCTCCTTTAGTTGCTTTTTCAACTAAAACAGTACATCCAGAAGCTCCGTAAGTGGATATATTTAATAATAATTTTCTTAATCTAGTATAAACACTCATATCAGTAGCAGTAAGCGTTACTCTTAATTTATCTTGTATAGTAATACCAGTAGTTTTTGCGCCAATGTAAAAAGTATTTCCAATACCACTAACTAAATTAATTTTATCACCATCTGTAACGCCTGGATAAGTAGCATATGTTGAACCATTATCGGTTGAATATTCAATTAAAATACCTGCTGGTTTAGCTAAAGCAAATCTATTTGCACTATGAAGATTAGATATTGCAGCATCAACTGGAGATATACTTCCAGAAATATTTGTATTACTCCAATTAATAAAAGTATCTTCAATTCCTGTACATGCCTAAAATACGCCATCATTTAATCTAATTGGAACTTGAGAACCTCCTACATCTGCGGTTGAAGCTACTGGAACACCATTAGAAAAATAAATTGGCTATGTTGCAGAGCCTTTTGT